TCGGCCAGTTCTTGATTTCGCGTCTGATCGGTGAAACCGAGAATCCCGTGTAATGGAGATTTACGAACGAAATCGTAGATCTCCCGTTTGAGCCCCTGCTGTGCAAACTGCATAGTCGAGGGCTCAATAGCGATGATTCGAGGTGTCTTCTGAGTTTTCGGAACAGAAACTACCCGAACGGGTAGTTCCTGATCCACGGGCACGAGGTCACGGGTATACTCGGTTGCGACGTTACAAGAGTAGCGCCAGGATGGGAAAACCTCTTCGAGGCGTTCCGTCCAATAACCGAATTCCCAACGCTGTGGATGATCAAGTCGATCAGCGACAGCGCCGGGACCGTGCCGCGGGATGAGCGAATAGCTCGAAACGAGAGTCTCGAGTTTATCGAACAGCCCGCCGAACTCAAGAAGAGCAGTTCGTCTGAACCGCTCCAACAGAGCATTGTTAGGGGGTGAATCCTCCCAATGGTGCTTGAGTTCGTCGTCCGTTTTGACAAAGGATCGAAACGCTGCCTTAACCCTTGAAGGGGTGCAGTTGCGTTCGACCTTCTGCGTCAGGTTTCCAAGCTGACGTAGCGCCCAGATTGCGTTAGCATCAGGCGTGTCAAGAATTCTGCCATCAGCAGAAAACACACGCAAGAGGAAACCTCGCCCAAAGGCGGGGAGACCCCGAACATACTTGAAACAAGTAAGTTCGTGTTGCGGCCATTGACCATCTTCAAGACCTTTCTCAAGGGCCTTGACGTACAATGGCAAGGTGATCGTTAAAAACGACTCACCTTCGTGTTCTGTGCGAGCGATGAGCGTCTGCTCATCAGCTGACACACTTGTGTCGCAGAAACGTCCTACATCACGTAGGACGGCCAGATGGAGAGTTACCAGGCTTTTCAAGGCCCCTCACTTTCATGAGGTTGTCTTCCAGCCAGATAGCTCTATGCCCTGCTACGAGTAGCGGCCACCGCGAAACCTCCGATGCTGAGTGAAATCAGCAGGGAGATTGCGACGATGATCAGCGCCTCAGTAGCACTCACTTCTCTCCGCCGAGGATCTTCTTGAGAAGAGCCTTCGTCGAAGCACCCAGCGCTGTGGTCAGAGCGTCGTAAAGACTCTCTGCAGCGCCGGCAGTAACCCCAAAGGGCTGCTGCGCCGAAACGGTGACCGACGGCCGGAGTCGCGACTTGAGCCCAGTGATGGGATCAACGTAGACTTCCGACGAGACGAGAGAGACCGAGGTACGGAGGTTATCGTTCTTATCCACCTTCTGGGTGACATAAAGATCGATTCCATTAACTCGGTCCGTGTAGACGTGCGTATCAGCACGCTCTTCAAGGCGAGGCAGTGTGCGAGCGGTACCGGAAATGGTAACGCTCTGCGGGTCAGAGAGCATCTGGTTCTCCTTTGTGCGCCGTAGCGCGGTGGGTGGTGTTGACTGTGTTTCTGCTAACGGGACTTTGTGAGTCCCAAAGCAGCCAGGATACCCATCTGCTGCACGTCAAGTGCAGAGGATGAATTGCCTGAGTAACCGAAAGGGTTGCCACGAAGTCGTCTTTTAGTGACGACCGACGAACGCTGACGGTGGAAATAAGGCAGATCGGTTACCCGACCTGACGAAGATCCAAGGTTAGTGAACGTTGAATCTACGGAAGACTT